AGTGCTAAACAGAACCCCGCTGAGGAGAACAGCTTCCGGCAGCTCAGGCTCAATCAATGGGTTAAACAGGCGGTACGCTGGATGCCCATGGAGAAATGGGACAAATGCGCTTTCAAGGTTGACCCGGAAAGTCTTAAGGGCCGTATCTGCTATGGCGGGTTGGACTTGTCAAGCACTACTGATATTACAGCTTTTGTACTGGTATTTCCCCCGCTTGATGAGGACGATAAGTATCACGTTCTCCCCTTCTTCTGGATGCCGGAAGAAAACCTCGACCTGCGGGTCCGGCGCGATCATGTCAACTATGACCTGTGGAAAAAGCAAGGTTTTCTTAAAACCACCGAGGGCAATGTGGTGCATTACGGATTCATTGAAAGCTTTATTGAGGAACTCGGTACCCACTACAACATCAGAGAAATTGCCTTTGACCGCTGGGGAGCGGTGCAGATGACACAGAACCTGGAAGGCCTCGGCTTTACGGTGGTACCTTTTGGCCAAGGTTTCAAGGATATGTCCCCTCCTACTAAGGAACTGATGAAATTAACCCTGGAAGAAAAGATCGCCCATGGCGGTCAGCCAGTTCTGCGCTGGATGATGGATAATATTTTTATCCGTACCGACCCGGCAGGAAATATTAAACCGGATAAAGAAAAGTCTACTGAGAGGATTGACGGTGCAGTAGCTTTAATCATGGCGCTTGACAGAGCCCTACGCAATGGGGGATATAATGGGAGTGTGTACGATGTAAGAGGGATATTGATATTGTAATAAACTGGTGAGCATGGTATTATTGTGGTGATTGGAGGTCCTTGGAATAGGAGAGGTTATTGATTTCTAATATATTAAAACTATTGCTTGATGAGACCAAAATTATAAATGATTGCAAAATTCTAATGAAACGAAATATAAAATGTATAACTTATCCTATAGACATTAACAAAGATAATTGGCATAAATACTCAAAAGAAATACAAACACAGATTCATGATTTTAAGGGTAACATCTATTTTATACTAGTACCTACTTTTCAATCAGACGCTAATATAAAATGGGATTATGAGATTAAATATATTGGAAAATCGGAGAAGATTACAAAAAGATTAAAAGAACATTTGGTTAATAAGAGTAAAAAAACGAATTCATGTATAGAAGAAGTGAAAAATTATATTTTTGAACTAAATGGTGAAAAAAGCATCTATATAAGTAGTATTACCATTGAACCTGAATATGCCAATAGTTACATTGAAACATTATTACAACAAAAATTACTTAAGGAAAACTCTTGGTGCAGAAGAAAAAAATAATATAAATACATCTATATGAAATATGAGGTGGTAATATGGCTACCGGGAAAGTAAAGTTTTATTCGAAAGAAAAAGGATTTGGATTCATAATGACGAGTAATAATGAAGATTATTTTTTTCATGCAACTGATATTAAGGATTACGATAATATTTTTTTTAATGCAGGGGATGAAGTTTCTTTTGAACCATCATTCAATAATAAAGGTCTAAAAGCTATAAACATAAAGCTCGTGAAAAGATGCGAAAGCCAAGAAAATTCAAAGACTATTACTGTAATTCACAAAAGCGGTAAGAAGTGGATTCCGAATCCTTATGCAGGTGAGCGGAAAGATGGGTATCCGACTGTTAGAAGTTATTCAAGTGGCCATTGGGGATATGAGAAGTAAAATTATAACAGAATATAGATAAATAGGATTGGCTTTTTGTTATAAGGTTATTTGTTCAAAATCATAATAAAGGATTAAGAGAGTACTTCTGTTCAGGAGTGCTTTTTTTATGCCCTTTTTAGGAGGATGAGATAATGAATTTTCCATTCCTGACGAGATTTTTTCAAACAAGGGCTAGTCCCAAAAATACTTTTTGGGCAAGTCCCTATAGCTTTTTCTTCGGCAGTACCGCCAGCGGCAAAACCGTCAATGAAAGAACGGCCATGCAGACCACTGCCGTGTATGCCTGTGTCAGAATCCTGGCCGAGACCATAGCCAGCTTGCCATTGAACGTTTACCGATCTACGGACAATGGCAAGGAGAAAGCCATAGACCACCCGCTATATTATCTGCTCCATGATGAGCCTAATCCGGAGATGACTTCGTTTGTGTTTAGAGAGACACTAATGAGTCATCTTCTATTATGGGGCAATGCCTATGCCCAGATTATCAGAGACGGCAGGGGCCGAGTCCTGGCTCTGTACCCCCTTCTGCCCGACCGGATGACAGTGGACAGGAAACCTGATGGACAGCTCTATTACGAGTACCGGAAGGACGCCGGATATGTAATTCTACGGCCGGAAGATATACTGCACATTCCCGGTCTTGGTTTTGACGGACTGGTAGGCTACTCCCCCATTGCTATGGCCAAGAACAGCATCGGTATGGCGATTGCCACCGAGGAATATGGGGCTAAGTTCTTTGCCAATGGAGCTAATCCCGGCGGAGTTTTGGAGCATCCCGGTGTTGTTAAGGACCCGGCACGAATCAGGGAAAGCTGGAACGCTGTATATCAAGGTAGCGGCAACGCTCACCGGGTAGCGGTTCTGGAGGAAGGCATGAAGTTTCAGCCTATAGGCATACCGCCGGAACAGGCACAGTTTCTTGAAACCAGGAAGTTTCAGACCGAGGAGATTTGCCGTATCTTTCGGGTGCCCCCCCATTTGGTGGCCAATTTAGATAAAGCCACTTTCAGCAATATCGAACATCAGTCCATCAGCTTCGTGGTGCACACGATTCGCCCCTGGCTGGTAAGGCTCGAACAAGGGCTGAATAAGGGCTTGCTCAGCCAATCCGAAAAGGGCCAATATTTTGTAGGCTTTGTGGTAGACGGGCTTTTGCGCGGCGACTACTCGTCAAGGATGCAGGGCTACGCGGTAGGTATTCAAAACGGTTTCTTAAGCCCCAACGATGTAAGGACTTTAGAAAATATGAATACCATCGAGCATGGCGATATCTATGCCATGAACGGCAATATGCTGAAGCTTGAGGATGTCGGGGCCTATGCCAACCTGACAGGAAAGGAGGTTACCTAGTGAGCAGGAACTTTTGGAATTGGATTAAAAACGAGCAATGCCGAACCCTCTTTTTAGATGGGTATATAGCTGAGAACAGCTGGTTCGATGACGACATCACCCCCAAACAATTTAAAAGCGAACTTTATTCCGAGGAAGGGGATGTCGTGGTAATGCTTAACTCTCCAGGCGGAGATGTATTTGCTGCCAGTCAGATCTATACCATGCTAAAAGAATATCCAGGCCATATCATCGTTAAGATTGAAGGAATCGCTGCCAGTGCCGCTTCAGTAATCGCCATGGCGGCGGATGAGATTTACATGTCCCCGGTAGCCATGATGATGATCCATAATCCGGCCACGATTGTGTTCGGCGAGGTATCTGATCTTCAGAGCGGTATTGCCATGCTGTCCGAGGTTAAAGAAAGCATCATCAATGCCTATGAGAAGAAAACCGGTTTATCGAGGGCCAGAATCTCACACATGATGGATGCGGAAAGCTGGTTTAATGCCTGGAAAGCAGTGGAACTCGGTTTTGCCGACAAAGTCCTGTACACAACTGAAGAACACCAAAGCGAGCCGCCCAGCGCGGCTTATATTTTTGACAAAATGACGGTTACCAATGTACTGGTAAAGAAGCTGCCTCATAAGAAACCTGAACCTGTTACCCCGCTCAGTCACCTGGAAAAGCGGCTGAGCCTGTTAAAACATTAGAATGGGAGGAATAACCATGAGCAAAATTTTAGAACTGCGTGAGAAAAGAGCCAAAGCCTGGGATGCCGCTAAAACCTTTCTGGACAGCAAGCGCGGCTCGGACGGACTCCTTTGTGCCGAGGACGTTGCCGTCTATGAAAAAATGGAAACCGATGTTGTGAACCTGGGCAAAGAAATCGACCGGCTGGAGCGTCAGCAGGCCTTGGATGCGGAACTTAACAAACCTATTAACTCACCCATTACCGGCAGGCCCAGCCAGCCAAACGCTGAGGAAAAAACCGGCCGGGCCAGCGACGAGTACAAACGGGCCTTCTGGAACATCATGCGTAGCAAGTCAGCGGGCTACGAAGTCCTGAATGCGCTGCAGGTGGGTACTGATTCCGAGGGAGGCTATTTGGTCCCGGACGAATTCGAGCGTACCTTGGTTGAAGCTCTGGAGGAAGAGAACATCTTCCGCAGCATGGCAAAGATTATTCAAACCGCCAGCGGCGACCGTAAAATACCAGTGGTAGCATCCAAAGGTACTGCCTCCTGGGTTGATGAAGAAGGCGCTATCCCGGAATCAGACGACGCCTTCGGACAGGTGTCCATCGGGGCCTACAAGCTAGCGACCATGATCAAGGTATCCGAGGAACTGTTAAATGACAGCGTCTTTAATCTTGAATCATACATCGCACGGGAGTTCGGCAGAAGAATCGGTGCCAAGGAGGAAGAAGCCTTCTTCACCGGCGACGGCAGCGGCAAGCCGACCGGGATTTTCAATGCAACTGGCGGCGCTGAACTGGGTGTAACCGCTGCTTCAGCAACGGCTATTACCGTGGATGAGGTTATGGACTTATTCTACAGCCTGAAATCACCCTACCGTAAAAATGCTGTATTCGTGATGAACGATTCCACGGTCAAAGCCATCAGAAAATTAAAGGACGGCAATGGCCAGTATATCTGGCAGCCCTCCATTACTGCCGGACAGCCGGATACGATTTTGAACCGGCCGGTTAAAACCTCAGCTTATGTGCCGACCATTGCATCGACCAAGAAAACTATCGCTTTCGGCGATTTCGGATATTACTGGGTGGCCGATCGGCAAGGCCGGTCGTTCCAAAGACTGAACGAGCTATTTGCCGCCACCGGACAAGTGGGCTTTAAGGCCACTCAAAGGGTGGATGGCAAGCTCATCCTGGCTGAAGCCATCAAAGTACTGCAGATGAAAGCGTAGGTGAAGCCAAATGAGCAACGTTAAAAACTATACCGAGCAGGGCGGTGACAAAACCGTCATCGGGGGCGCACTTGAGATTGCATCTGGCGGCAAGCTCGCTTTTGCCGGTAAGGAGCTTAAACCGGCGGGATTTCAAGCGGATAGTGCCGCCTCTACCATTGCGGGGCTGGTGGCTGATTTCAATGCCCTTCTGGCTAAACTTAAAGTTGCCGGAATCATGGCGTCTGAGTAATGAAAGGTGGTGAGCGTATTGGTAATAACACTGGAGGAAGTAAAACTGTATCTCAAAATTGACGGTGATGAAGACAATACGCTCATCACCGATCTTATTTATGCGGCCGAGGAACTCTGTCAGGACATTCTACGCTTTCCGCTGACCGAATTTACCGATGTGCCGGAAACGGTCAAACAAGCCCTGCTCTTTGCCATTGGCAATCTCTATGAACTGCGGGAAGCGGTGGACATGAAAGCCTTAATTGAGTTTATGACCCGGCTCTTATTCGCCTACCGTCGGGAAGGGTGGTAATTATGAAGAAGCGCGACTTAATGGGTGAGATGCGGCAGCGTATTGCCTTGCAGACCAAGACTATCACTAAATCAGAAGGCATCCCTTTGGAAAGCTGGACTACAGTAGCCACAGTCTGGGCAGCGATAGCGGACATTTCCGGAAAGGAATACTTGCAGGCAGCCACCGTACAGTCAGAGGTCACCACCCGGATTAAAATCCGCTACCGAACCGGGACAACTCCCTCAATGCGGGTACTATATGGCTCACGTGTATTTCATATTCTGTCGGTAATTGATAAGGATGAGCGGCACCGCGTAATCGAACTGATGTGCAAGGAGGTGATCCCCGGTGGCGGGTAATATGACCATGGTTGGCATTGAAGAAATACTGGATAGGCTTAAAGAGCTGGGGCAAAGAGCTGCTCCGGCAGAGAACCAGGCCCTCTATGCCGGGGCGGAAATAGTCCGGGATAATGCCAGCCGGAGAGCGTCTCGCAGTTCCGATGCCAAGGAGCATCTGGCCGACAATATCGTGATTTGTGATCCAAAGCAGGATGAAAACGGCAAATACGTGGAGGTGGGGCCAAAGGCGCGGTTTAATAGGGAAACTTATTGA